TAATCTGTGCAACCACACCCATCTTTTTAACTTTAGCGGGCAAGGTAATCCAGATTGGTAACTCAAACGTCATTGTTGCAATGTCGATGCTTTCGTCGCCACCCATTGGAACAGTACGACTAGTATAGTTTACATCGGTTAGTAGTACAGCACTTAAACTAGTCCAATCAAGATAGTTATCATTGCTCTGTATTTCCATGCTAGGATTAAACAAAGGAGTTAGCTGTTCTAAAATTTGATGTTTTTGATCAGTATTACTAGTCCATATATCCAGCTTGATGGTTATCTTATATGGTGCTGGCATTAATCGATCTACAGTGAATATACCATCTTGTGTACCAGTATATTCGTGTGCAGTTGGGTCATATGTTTGTTCACGAAAGCGTACTGTACTTTCATGATAAGGATTTTGTAAACGTTCGCGATCATACTGTAAGCCAGAAATATAAGCGGCCATTGCAGGAACTGCATTTAAAGTATTCTCACTATTTTGTTTTAGAATAGTACTAGCTTGACGACTTGGATCACCATAATATACTGGTACAGTTTGTAGCGTACGGTCGCCGTTGGCATCTTGTCCAAACTGAACTTGAAAGTTTGATACCATACGTATAAATTGTATTAGGAATCGACGTATTTGTCCGTCATAGGAATATTGAACTACTGACATTAGTTATCTGCCTTGGGTGTTAGTACCTTACTTAGACTTTGACGTTCATTCATAGTTTGTCCGTTAGCATCTACATAGGTATTAGTGTTGTTTACATAACCGCTCTTTTGTGTTTGATTATTTGTGGCACCCGGTGTTAAGTTGGTGCGTACACTATCCTCAATCTTAGACCAGCTTTTACCATTGAATCGGAATAGACGATTTGGCAAGTAGTCAAGACGTAAGAAATAATCGCCTTGCTTTGGCATAGCCGGAAATGCTACACCAGCACCAGTTACAATATTATTAGGAGCAGTACCATCTCCAGTTAAGTAACCTTCAATTTTACTAGTTGGACTAGCAACGCCTGTGTCGGTTGTATTGTTAGTATTATCCGCAGTAATAGCACCACTGTCAGCTGTAAGTGGGCTAGCTACTTGTGTACCTGCTTCGTTAGTTGCTAAAGTAAAGAAATCTTGTGTGTTAAATCCAGACTTTGGAACATCAACTTCAGCTTGAGCAATAATAGCTTCATTGATATTCATGTAAGTATCATATGTACTTAAAATCTGTCCAACTGGAGTTGTAGTACTATCACCGGCTTTGATGTTGTCTAGTATATCTTTGTACTCTTGACTATCTACTAATGGATTAAGTTTAACACGCCATAAGTGAGGCCACCAAGTTGGACTAAAACCTTCTGATGCAAAACTAGCATCTCCAACTACATAGTATCTTTTTAGTGCAGCCGGCACATCTTCATTTAAGGCATCATAATCTTTAAGGTGTTGTAGTTCTAATACGTCACCGGCGATTAGTTTACGACCAATGGTATCAACCATATCACGTAAATGAAACACCATAAAAATAGTACCAGTCTGTAGGAATAACCCAAACTGACTTAGGTCAAAGTCTTGATCGGCACGTTGATAAATGCCACGCATTTTATAAACATCATGATCATATTTACGGTCACGATTTTCTAACCATAGTAAGTCTTGTATGTTCTTTTCACTTTGGTTTAGATAGTCTGGAATAGTAGCATCAGTACTACCTGTTTGCTGAGTAGGTCCCAGATATTTATTAAGTAGTACACCTGTTCCGCCAATGGTAAACATTTCGGATATGCGTCTATCCATAAACTTATAATCGTTTGTATGTTTTCCGTCTTTCCAAAGCGATAATCTTGACATTCTAAATCCTAATATTTGTAGTATTTATCGCGACTTGCACCATAAATCCATTTAATGTATAATAGTAATATGGATGCAAATCTAACTCTAAAACACCGGCTAGATACTATATTTTTCCAAATTATAGATATACCCCCAAATATGCGGGAGGATATGCGACGCTTATGGCGTCCGGCTAGGGATATATGGAATGAGCTGGATAGAGAAATGGTAGAATGTCGTAGGTTAAAAAAGACTACTGTTAAATATCAAGAACTTGAGCAGGATTTATCAACTCGAATAGACCTAATAGAGCAATACATAACTTTTGCTACATTATTGACACCCGGTGATAACTAATGTATAATACTGTATGTTGATATTTTTGGACACTGAGTTCACTGACTTTGTTGATAGCGATTTAATCTCTATTGGTTTAGTGGACCTAAACGGACGTGAGTTCTATGCCGAACTAACAGACTACAGACAAGAAGCTTGCAGTGACTTTGTTAATGAAGTAGTTCGTCCACTATTAAAAGACTACAAGAATAGAGTCGAAGGTACTCAGTGGGAAGTAGCAAGAGAGTTAGGCAAATGGTTAGAACCATATCGTCGAGATTGTGCTACTGTATGTTATGATTATGCACTGGATTGGTATTTAATGGCCGACTTGCTTAGAATGTTGCCCGAAGAAGATCAACCAGACTTTTTAACAACTAGAAATATTTGGGGCGACTTAGATCAGCAAGCAATAGATTATTACTGGGCAGAGGCAGACGCCTTTGGTCATAAACCGCATCACGCTTTATATGATGCACGTGGCAATAAATATGCCTACAAACCTTTAGTGAGAGAACGCAATGGCTAATATTAAAATCAATGGTAAACCTAGCAAGACAAGAAAAGTAGCACCACGTACAAGTGCTATGCTTGACGAAAAGTACACAGGTGATGAGCCCAAGTGGGATACCGAACGTGCCAAATCAATGCCGTTTGAAGAATTTGATCACTTCATGCGTAAGAGCTTGAACTACTATAACTATTTCTACACACAAAAAGATTTAAAAAAGCATGTGGTTGCTTGGATGAAGGAAGTTAAGGACTTTACTCCAGAAGAAATTAAAGCGTTTGAGCGTGCCGGCGATCGTACAGTTAGTATGACCACTTGCGGACTTATTATGGCACACCGCCAAGGCATGCCACTACAAGAGCGCCATATTGAGTTTATTGACGCAAACATTCTTGAAAGTATCAATAGCAAGAGCGCAGAAGAAGTAGTTGAAGTTGTAGTAGAAGAACGACCCAAGGCCTATGTACCAACTATTCAGGACAGACTAAATGAAAAAACAGCAGACACTATCGGCGAACTGGAAGGACACTACGACGCATTTATTGGTGACCCTAAGTACAGCTTTAAACCTTACGATTATCTTGTGGCTAACAATGTTCCACAAAGTCAACTAACAAAATACGAAGAAGTATACCAAGCTCGCTTTGACGAACTTAAGGCCGCTTACGAAAAGCAAGACGAGCAACTAGTAGAAGGCTACAGCCACTACAAAGCCGCAGACTTCAAACGTATCTTTGCTTTCATTGATCAAATCCTAAACGACATTATTCAATATCGCGGAGTTAAAAAAGCCACTAAAAAAGTACGTGCTCCTAAGTCGGTAAGTAAAGAAAAAGTAGTTAGCAAACTCAAATATGCCAAAGAGGATAAAGTCCTTCGTTTGGTTAGCGTCAATCCCGCAGACATTATCGGTGCACAAGAGCTATGGGTTTATAACACTAAAACACGTAAGCTAGGCAAGTATGTAGCTGACAGTTTAAAAGGACCCTTAAACGTCAAGGGAACCGGTATTACCGGCTTTGATGAGTTCAAATCCACGTCAAAAACACTCCGTAAACCTGAAGAAAAGCTCAAGGAGTTTGCTAAGGCTACTAAGATACAGTTACGCAAGTTCTTAGAAGATATTAAAGCAACCGAAACTAAACTTAACGGACGTATTAACGCAGAAACGGTGCTACTCCGAGTTCAGTAATAAATACTGTATAACGGAGTAATCAATGGCCACACCATTTTCTAACGCAGTAAATGTCGAACCTGGGTTTGACGCTCAAAACAATATAACAACCAGAAGCCTGTTTGATGCCAATACAGGTAGCCAATCTGGTGCACATATTGCTTTTGATGGCAATCCTGCAATATCAAATCCTGGTGTTACTGATCCTAACTGGACCTATGGTAACACAACTGACAGTATGCGAGCTAGTATCGTTGACTATGTT